CCCTGGGCCATCTTTCTTGCGTGCATCATTTGAGCATCTGCCATTAACATCTTCGTCTCTTGACGCTTCTTGAAGATGTGGGTACCTGCTTGTGCCGCCAATTTTATCGCGCTTAACCACATTATATTTCTCCTGTCTCCTTTTACTCATGAAGTCTATCATTTTATCCATTATAAGGAAAGCCCTGTAGCCGTTCTGTCTCCATCTCCAGGTTGGAGTATGATGTGGTTTTCTTATTTTACAAGGAAATATCTGTCCACCAAACATATCTGCAAATTTTTGCAGAGTATCTTGGTCTGTCATCTCTATCGTGCAAGCAAATTCTTTTTTTCTTCCTATACCCTTTGACCAAACGCCAAAGCTACCTTCTCCATCAAATATCCCAGCAAGAAAAATTAATTTAGATGTTACTGGAAGACTTTCGTATGAGTTTTTTGGTGTATTGTTCGACACTTTTAAACTTCTTTCGCGTTAGTCCTTGTGGGTTTGGCCCTCTTTTAGGTGGTGGCCCTGAACGAACACCTCCGCTTAAACCTTTTTCGTTATTTTTTCGCAATTTTTTCTCTCGCTACTTCTAAACGTTCGTCTGACTGTTGCGCTTGTTCACTTAATTTATCATATTGGAAATCTAATCTCGCTGATTCTTGCTGCATATCCATTTGTGCTCTCATTCTCGTCTCTTCAGCTTTTCTTTGAAGATCCATAGCTTTTAAATCTATCTCTTGTTGCTTTAATTTAACAAGTGGGTCTTGTTTTCCTGCTGCTTGTTGCATTTCCCCTTGAATTAACTGTTCTGTAATCTCTGCAACAGCTGTTGCAACCGCTTTATCAAAACGTATTTGGAATTCTTGTGGATTTGCCTGTTGAAGCATCACCATATTAGGGTCATTCATTAATTGTTCCCTAACTTCTTGCGTTGCTTTGAAAGAAACGTGATCAGAAATGTGAGATTGTAGTAATGCATAGACTTGTGGATTAATTTGAACCATTCTAGATTGCATAAACGCCATGTGAGCCGCTATATGCGCTTCATGATCTTGAAATTCAAACGCAGTTAGTAGTTGCATCTGTAAAGCACGTGCATTTTCCTTCGCTGGATCCATTGGTTCGGGAGCCGGTGGCGGTGGTTTCAATAATGCTTCTATTTGTTTAGTGCCTAACGCCTCATAAACACGTCTGTAAGCTTCGTGAATATTGTGAATGGCAGGATTTGAACTAGCAACTTGTAATTGTGTTTGTGCAAGCATAACTCTTTGGGCCATACTCATAATATTTGGATCAGCAACCGGTAAAATATCGACTCTGTTGTCAAAATCAGTAGCTTTAATCATTCTTGGACCACCATAAACATCGTAAGGATATTCTGGAGGTAAAAATTCACCCATAATTCTTGCTAAAATTTTAAATTCTATTTTCATAGCGTAGTAACAACGCTTATGAACACCACTCATTACACGTGAACCACGTTCCATCATAGCAACCGTAGTTCCAACAGCTCTATTTTGTGCATCATTACCGATATTGTTATCTGTTATTGCTGCAAATTTTTGTCCTGCTTGTACTAAAAAACCTAAAAGGTTAAATAAAGTAGTTGAAGGTTCTGTAAAAGGTAAATTAAAAAACTGATCTCTTATATTTCCACCCGGTGCATCAACATCTCGAAACTCTCCAGGTTGAATTGGTTGGTCATCATCCCTAACTCTAATACCACGTGATTTAAATCCTGCTGGTAAATTTTTTAAAGTACCCGCATCAATCAATTGTCTTAAAGATTGAGTTGCAGCTTGTGATAAACCACCGATCATATGTGTAAGGCCAAAGCCATAGAAACCTAATCCTGGTAAAAATTTGTAATGTACAAAATATTCTATTCTTTTGTATGTAGGATCATCTGGTCTGTAGTTTCTGTAGATAGATAAAATTTCATTTGAACCTTCATCAATAGTTACTACGTATGGAATCTTAATACTCTTTGCTCTTGAATCAAATTTTTCATAATCATCTAAATGTAAATCAACATGCATTTCAAGAATTGTATGTAGAGCATCATCCCCTGTATTTTTAACACCCTCAAGTTCATTTATTTTATCTTGCACGTTGTCCGTTGTCTCATTGTTATTAGACAACTCTACCTCACGATAAAAACCTGCTGCCATTTGTTTTAAGACTTCGTTTTCCGTCATCTTTTGAACGTGTGTAATTCTATCTGTATCTTTTAAATCGGACGCATAATAAGGAACCACTAAATCTTCCGCTGGAATAAATTTAGAGACAGGTCTTTGCATTAATGAATCGTAATATATTTTTTTAAAAGTGCTACCGGACAATGGTAAATAGAAAAGCATCTGATCCATATCAGTTGTATACTCTTCCATCTTTTCCATTAACATGTAATTCATGTAATCTTTAACTCGGTCAGCTTGTAATTCTATAGGAGGAGTTTGTACTCCAACTATTTGAGTTCTTACCGGGCCATCAGAGGGTACTAATTCTTTATACGCTTGTGCTTGAAATTGTGTAACAGATTCAGCGAGCAACGGATGAGTGACATTAGAAGCACCTTTAAACGGTTTAGTTACTTCTCTGTACTTAACACCTAAAAGATCCAAACCTTTTATGTAAGCCTCTTCCCAATCTTTTCTTGATTCTTTATCTTTTTTATAATCAGATACTAGCTCTGTTGCCATACGAGACAACGTTCTCTCATCTATATTTTCTGCAAGGTTGGCATTAAAGTCATCTTCTATATTAGGTTCTTCTACTTCTTCACCCTCTACAGTTACTTCATCTACTTCATCATTTATGATAGGTTGGCCTTCTTGAAGTTCTACTTTTTCTTCCTCAGTTATTTCAGGAATATTACTTTTTTCTACAGCCATATATTTATCCTTTTAGCCTTCCCATGGCTGAATAGCAACTAATAAAGTTTTGTTGCTTTGTTTCTACCAAGTTTACAGCTAGCAGTAACAGAGCCACCCTTGTTGTATTGCTTCATCATCATGCCACCGCCCATTTTTTTAGCGGGAGTCATAATTTTCTTTTTTAATCTTTCTCTAATTCTTTTTCCTGCATCGCTTCCAATTTTTGCAGCGGGAGTTAATCTACCAATTCTTTTAACTAAATTTTTTATAGATTGTTTAGTTTTGTCAGACATTCTTTTGCTTTCGTCTGCTCCACCGCCTTTAGTAGATGTATTTCTAAAACGATTAAATTGTTGTTTTAATTTTTCTATTTTATCTTTATCTATATCACTCATTCTTGGAAGACCACCTTTAGGTCCACTTATTGGTCCACCTGTTTTTTTACCAAGAATTTCTTTTTTCTTTTTCATAAGCTCTGCTGCACCACCAACTAAAGGTGAAACTTTTTTCTTTTTGTCTTTTAACATTTTAGCACCAAGTAATCCCATTGCAGCAATACCTAATACAGCTTTTACTGGTTTAACTTTACCTGATTTAACTTGTTCATCTTGAAGGCCCATGCCAGATGTTCTAGCTGCACCATATCCTCTTGTTGATTTAGCCATCATTCCTCCTTGGTTTGCAGCTGTGTATTTTAATTTACCTTTTCTATCATATTCTGAAATAGGGTTTTGTTTTTCTGTAATTTCTTTTTGTCTTCTATCTCTGTCAGAAGCCATCTTACCTTTTTTAGCTTTCATCATTTTAAAATCTTCACCAGATATTTTGCCATCTTTGTTTTTATCTAGTTTATGTTGATTGCCTGTTAGGCCACCAGCTTTATGAGTTGCTACATTAAGCATTTTTGTTTTACCTTCGTAGTCTGATTTTTTATACTCATCACTCTTCATTATATCTTTGAGTTCTTTTTGTGATTTTAATTTACCTTTCACAATGTTACCCTTTTGTTGAGTGCTTTTAAATCCTGCTGGTTTTTTTTCTTTTTTTAACATTCTAACTGGCATAGTAGCTCCTAATAATATTTGTATTCTTTTTCTAATTTAATTGGAGGATCATCCCAATCGTCTGAATACGTTGTAACAAATCCACCTTGTCGATATCTTAACACAGCTTGGGTCATAGAATCAACATAGTCATCATATTGTCCGTTAGGAAACGCGGCACACTCCTCTACCACGTCTTGGGCGAACTTATCATCTAAAGGGGCCCAAACCATACCGGACTCAAATACTGGGGCACAAGAGTTTATTCTGGTATGCTTGTCTCTTCCTTTTGCAGGTACAAAGTCAATAACAGGTATCCCTGCTCTACGTAATTCATGGATTAAAGGTTGGCCTGTGGCCTTAGCTTCAATGATTACTGTTTCTGGTTCCCAGTAATTGTATTGTTCAATAGCTACATTTTTTAAATCTGGAAAGTCATATCTTCCCTTCATTGCATCTAATAATATTATATTATCTTCATAACCTTCTACGGGTTGAAATATTCCCCACGTAGTTATTGCAGAATAGTCAGCAGACTCTTTAGCACTAAAAGCTGTATCATAACTTTGAATAACGTGTAGTAGTTTTGGTAAATAGTCCTTATCATAATTTTTCCACCAATCTCTTTTTATAATTGCACCTTCTTCACTAGTCGGGTCCTGCATGTATTGTGCGTTCCAGTTTTTCGTGGACACTGATGCTTTGACCGCTTCTAGATCTTCTAGGTTCCAATACTCAGGCCAAACAGGTTTTCCTGTTGGTAGTATTGCTGGGAACTCAATTACTTTCCATTTATCAGCTTTTGGTTCTGATTGTGATTTTACTAATCGTCCAGTTAGATCGTCTGTCGCCCACCGGGTCATAACAACTACAATTCTTCCGCCTGGTTGTAAACGTTGTCTAGGTCCTGAGCTATACCAGTCATACGCACGATCCATAGCTGAATCAGACATTGAGTCTTGTTCAGTATGTGGGTCATCAATAATAAGCAAATCGGCCCCTCGTCCTGTAATAGCACCGCCAACACCCGCTGCAAAGTATTCTCCACCATGATTGGTTTCCCACCTGCCTTTTGCTTTACTATCTTCTCTAAGTCTAACATCTCCAAAGATCATTCGATACTCTTCGGTCTCCATTAAATTTCTTACTTTGCTACCGAACCTTGTTGCAAGTTCAGCGTTGTGAGAAACCTGCATCAATTTCATTTTAGGATTACGGCCAATCATCCAGGCTGGAAATAAATAAGAAGCAAACTCTGACTTAGTATGTCTAGGTGGCATATTGATAATAAGTCTTTTTTCTTTTTCTAAAGCAATATTTTCAAATGACTTTGCAATCAATTGATGGTGCCCATAATTTTTTGGGTCCTTTGCTTTACGGTAAATGAAATCAGGCCAAACAGCTTTTGCAAAAGCTAAGAAGTCATCTTGGCAAATTTTTATATATTCTAATTGTCTTTTTAAAACTAAATCTTTTAGTTCCTCATCTGATAACTGATCTAAATTCATAAATTTTTTCATACCCCGGGGTGCCTATGGTACCTAAAATCATTGGGTCCCCTTTTAACATAAACTAATAAAAAAACACTTGCAACTATTCCGTTTCATTTGGGTCCCCTTTGCGTGTATTCGACTTGCCACAAGCGCCACGTTTGTAAGTACCTAATTACGCGCGAGGTGCTTTTTTGTGCGCGGAAACTGGTTCGGGATCACTGGGCCAATGAGCCTTCATAACGGTTAACGGGCCATGATTATTACTAATGATAATTGTGGACTATCAATACCTATCCAGTCAACAGCGCATGCGAAAACTTATCCACGAACAACGGCCAATTGACAGGAATTTTGATAACAAAATCAGGGCTAAGGGTACGCGGATCAGTGAAGAAATCCCTCACTCTGTATATTTTAAGGGCCTTGTCCTTTTGGGCCTTAACTAAGATCAACACAGTCGCGCCATGCTTAACAGCTCTATTAATCCATACGATTTGATATTTATTTAATGCCGGATAACTGACTTGATTTGATTTTAATTCACACCAAAATGATCGTCCTTTATATATTCCAAAAACATCTGGAACACCTGAGACCGTGAGAGTTTCAACACGCGTTAAAAAATATCCCTGATCGGATAAAGCGGTTTTGATTTGTTTCCAAAATAAACTCTCAGGGTTAGCCATAATAATAGTTTAGAATAATTATAAACTAATACACGCAAAAGCTGTAAAAAACCAGTAAAAAAGTTATCCACAGGCCCGAAAAAAAAATTAAAAAAAAGTGAAAATAACGCTTGCAATAAAAAATCTCTTGGTATATCTTATCTTTATGAGAAAAAATAAGACAACAAACAAAGGAAATACAATGAACACAAAAAAAATAAAAAACAACGACATGAACAAAGACA